AGAACCGTAACTTCATTATCACCTAATTCATAACTAAGTTCAACATCAGTTACAATTTGATCAGTAAAGGAGTCAATAACAATGAGATCAGGCGCCGTGGTGTAGTTGCGACCTACTGATGAAATGCCGATTCTATCAAAAGCTGAAAGTGGCTCAATCTTAAGATTAGAGGGGAAATCAACATATGGGCGAACTGTTAGATCCGCACTGTAATTAAATCCAATATCCTCAATATCTACTTTAATAACTGATCCAACGTTTTCGCTTGCAGCGAATAGGATAGCACCAGATCCGGTAGTAGAAGATACAGAAACAATAGGAAGATTGTCGTAAGCTACACCCGGAGACACTACCTTAATAGAGGAAATACCTCCGGTCGCATTAGGTGAAGTTGTAGTATATTTTATAGTTGAATTGCTTGAGGTATATGAATTTCTTTCTGGTGGCTCTTCAATAAAATAAGTAAAACCTAGAGGATTCTTTTGTCTGACTGGATACTTGCCACTGTACTTGCTATTTTTAATAGTGATCTTATTATTGTTGACGACTAAATCATCTACAATAATTTCATTCTTAATTGCCTCATTAATAGCAAGATCGGTAGGCATTAAGTTGTAGTACAGTACATTGGGTACATTTCCATTGATAGTTAATGTAACCTTCGCATCACCATCAATACCAATCACACCAGTTTTCTGAACCTCAAAAGTCTGAGAGTTCTCAGTTGATTGGAATTTATCACTTAAATCCGAATCAACATAGAAAACAAAATCAAATGCGGAGTAGCTTACTGCATTTTGAACGAAAGACAATGAAGGATCAGAAAGATCAAACTCAATGATAGAATCCTTGAAAATGGTAATTGGAGGATTGACTGGAAGAATAGTACCAAAGGAAGCTGTAGTAATATTGACAACTTCTATATTACTGTCACCTTCTTCGTAAGGAATATTAGTGAACTTAATGGTATTTGAATCAATAAATTGGACATAATAAATCTTTTGATCCACTAATCCACCACAAGGAGAAGAAGAGGTGTGGATGATTTTTTGTCCTTGTGTTAAGTTGTGATTAGTGAGACCGATGGTATTGTTTACAATACTTACAGATCCCGCAGTAAATTCAATGGGATTGGCGACTAGTCTTCTGTTGTAATCATTGTACTGAATTTTTACTGAGGTGGTAATTCCAGACTTACAATCAACATCAACAATATCATTTGCCCTTAGTTCAGGGTCTGATTCCGTGACAACGGTTACAATATTTTTCCCTACTTTTGCTGAGATATTTCCGGTGTAATTGGTCTTAAAGCTGTGCTTAACTCCAGTGCCAATACCAGTAAAATACAGAAGCCCGATATTGCTATTTGCCAGGCCAACAAAGTTTCCTTGTGAGTTAATACCAACCTTTTCAAGAGCAATACCGATTAATTCGTTAGAAATCTTGGCGGCATAAACATTAGTTCCGTTATTGAGGTTATTACTAGCTACGCCATTAGTAGAGATAGAAAGTACAGTTCCTCCGTTAGATGTGTAGGTTAAAATATCTCCAGTGTTAATGTCATGGCCTGGGATGTAAATTG